AGAAGGCAATTCGTAATTCTATTGACAAGCATCCAGATGTTCTCGCTGCACGACAGAGTGCTCAGGAATTTAAGAAGATGCAGATTCAACAGAAGCTAAGTCAAGAACATCCTGACTTCGGTGCTATTGTTCAAGATCCTGAGTTTGCGGAGTGGGTAAAACAATCTCCCGTTCGCACTCAGTTGTACGCTAGAGCCGATGCTGAGTTTGATTATGACAGCGCAAATGAATTGTTGTCTACCTTTAAGCAGCTTAAACAAGTTAAGACGCAGCAGGTAGCGACCAAAGGTAAAGAGACCTTAAAGCAGAACTTAAAAGCTGCTACTGTCGATACTGGCGGTACTGGTGAATCATCGAAGAGAGTTTATCGAAGGGCCGACCTTATTCGGCTGCGAATGAGTGATCCGGATCGTTATGAAGCGTTAGAGCCTGAAATCATGCAAGCTTACGCTGATGGACGAGTTCGGTAATTTAAACAATATAATTTGTAATATCTTTAGGAGTATTTAAAATGGGTCTCGGAACTAATCACGTAACCACCACAACAGCTAATACGTTCATCCCCGAAATTTGGAGTGATGAAATTGTAGCTGCATATAAGAAGAGCTTGGTTGCTGCCAACCTCGTTAAGAAGATGAGCTTCAAAGGCAAGAAAGGTGATAAAATTCACATTCCTAGCCCCACACGTGGCGACGCTTCTGTCAAGTCTGCATCTAATCAAGTAACTTTGATTGCTTCAACTGAAACTGAAGTGACTGTGGACATTAACAAGCACTATGAATATAGCCGCTTGATCGAAGACATCGTCGAAGCACAAGCTTTGTCTAGCCTCCGTTCATTCTACACAGAAGACGCTGGTTACGCATTGGGCAAGCAAGTTGACTCTGACTTGATCCGCTTGGGTCGTTTGGCTCAAGGCGGCGCTGGTGCTCGTTACGCTGGTGCTTTCATCGGTTCTAACGGTACTACCGCTTATGACTACACCACTGACAACCAAGCTGCTTTGACTGACGCTGCAATTCGTCGTTCTATTCAGCGTTTGGATGACTCTGATGTGCCTATGGACAACCGTTTCTTCATCGTTCCTCCATCGACTCGTAACACTCTGATGGGCTTGTCTCGTTTCACTGAGCAAGCTTTCGTGGGTGAAATGGGTGGTTCTAACACTATTCGTAACGGTGAAATCGGTGATGTGTATGGCGTTAAAGTCTACGTGTCTACCAACGCTGACACACCTACAGACGCTAACGACGGTTCAGGTACAGCTCAACCAGCACGTATCTGCTTGATGGCACACAAGGACTCTATGGTCTTGGTGGAGCAAGTCGGTATCCGTTCACAGACTCAGTACAAGCAAGAATACCTCGGTACTCTGTTTACTGCTGACACTCTGTACGGTGTTGCTGAGTTGCGTGACTACGCTTCTGTTGCATTGGCAGTGCCAACCTAATCGTTAAAGCTTAATTGATCCCCTCTACGCGGAGGGGGTCTTTTTCGTCTTTCATAATATTAATTAGGAGTTAAATAAAATGGCTGCTGCTACCGCTGTTGTTACCCGTCAAGGTAATGATCAATTCCGTGGTCTGTTCTCAGATACATGGTCTGTAACTTGTACTTTGAACGTAGATTCATTGGTTGATGGTGCCGGAACTTCCGACACTGTTGCCGTTCCCGGCGTTGCCTTGGGTGACATCGTTCTCGGTATTTCTTTCGGTGTTGACTTGGCTGGCGTTACTGCTACAGCTTACGTCAGTGCTGCTAACGTAGTGACTATTCGTTTACAAAACGAAGCAGCTGCTACAGTAGATTTGGCTTCGACTACAGTTGATATAATTGTTGCTCGAATGGTCTAATAATAGTTAGACTGAAGGGGCTTCTCACAAGGAAGCTCTTTTGGTCTATCTACTAGGACAAGATTATATGTTAGCTACCTTTAAATGCCTACTTAGCGGTAATACCGTTACCTTTGAACATCAAGTTGATATTGATTCAATGAAGAATCATCCTGACTACGAGCGCGTCGAAGACACTCCTGTGGCTGAAGAACCTAAGAAGCCCGTAGGCCGTCCAGCTAAGAAAACTGAAGTTGGTGAGGTGGCTTAATGGATGAGGTTTCAGCTCGTGAGTTTGGTAAGCTAGAAGCACAGGTTGAAGCCCTCCAAGGCGAAGTATCCGACTTACGTAAAGACGTAAGAAGCCTCTTAGAGTTAGCCAACAAGTCTAAAGGTGGTTTCTGGATGGGGATGACTATTGCATCTTTAGTTGGCGGTGGTATCACATTCTTCATGGATAGACTATTTAAGTAATAAGGAATCAGGACATGGCTACTACAAGCAAGAAACAAACTAAGAAAATCGGTAAGGTTATGGGTGAGTACAAAGAAGGTACTCTTCATAGCGGTAAAGGTGGCCCTGTCGTTAAAGACAAGAAGCAAGCTATTGCCATTGCCATGAGTGAAGCTAAGATGCCCATGCGTGGTCAGCGCACCATGAAGAACAAAGCTAAGAAGAATAAGTAATCATGGCATTACCTACTTTTCTCTCCCTTGTGAATGACGTTCTAGTACGTCTTCGTGAGCCTACTGTCTCCACCGTTGCTGAGAATACTCTGAGCACATTGGTGGGGAAGTTCGTGAACGACGCTAAACGTGAGTGCGCTGATGCTTACGATTGGGATGCCTTCAACACTTCAATTACAGTTACCACAGCAGCCAGTCAATACACTGGTTATACCTTGACAGGTGCTGGTACACGTTTTCGTGTCACTAATGTATTAGACATCACTGACTACGGTTCTCTTTTAGCTTCCACTATTGACGCTATTGAACGTCGAGTGTTCAGTACAGCCTCCCCTCAGAATGCTGACCCTAGTGAGTACGCCTTTAACGGTGTAAGTAGCAATGGTGACGCTCAAGTTATGTTCTACCCTATTCCATTAGGTGCTAATAGTATCCGTTTTAGCTTGGTCGTGCCCGAATCTGACATGAGTGCTGACGCAGATACAACTAAGCTCCCTAAAGAACCTATCGTCTTAGGTGCTTTGGCTAGAGCCTTTGTTGAACGTGGTGAAGACGGTGGATTGTCTAGCTCTGAGTGCTACGCATTGGCTAAGAAAGCCTTGGCTGATGTGATCGCTATCGAAGTAGCTCGTTCACCTGAAAATGATGCTTGGGTTCCTGCATAATATGGGACAACAGATTCAAGCTTATTCAATCACTGCTCCGGGCTTCTACGGCCTGAACACACAGGATAGTAGTCTTGATTTAGCTAGTGGATACGCTCTTGTAGCTAATAACTGTGTCATCGACAAGTATGGTCGTATCGGTTCTCGTAAGGGTTGGACTAAGGTTAATACCTCAACCAACTCAGACTTGTCCACTAACGACATCAAGATGATCGCTGAACTTGTGACTAACGCAGGTGTCAGCTATATTGTCTTAGCTGGTAACAATAGGCTATTTGTTCAGTCTAGCACGACTCTGACTACCTTGACTTACGGCGGTGGCGGTACAGCCCCTACGATCACAGATAGTCATTGGCAAGCTGCTGCTTTGAACGGACATCTTGTCTTGTATCAATCAGGACACGTTCCTCTTATATTCGACCCTGCTGTATCCACTACAACGTATAAACGCATATCTGAGCATTCAGGTTCCTCAGGAACACCTCAGCAAAGTAACGCTGTTATCTCCGCTTATGGTCGTACATGGTCGGCTGACGTAGCCGCAGACAAAGTGACTATTCAATTCTCAGATCTTTTGAATCCTATGAAGTTTTCAGGTGGTTCATCAGGTACTTTAGATACTACTACTGTCTGGCCTAGAGGTACTGATAACATTGTAGCCTTAGGCGCTCACAACGGCTTCTTGTATATCTTCGGTAAGAACAACATCCTGATCTACGAAGGTGCAGGTACTCCTTCGACTATGACATTGAGAGATGTCGTCACAGGTATTGGCTGCTACGCTAGGGACACAGTACAGAACACAGGCGAAGATTTGATCTTCCTGTCTGCCACAGGTGTGCGTAGTGTCTTGAGGACTATTCAAGAGAAGTCACAGCCTCTTAATGATTTGTCTAAGAATGTCCGTAACGATTTGATCTCAGCCATCCAAGGCGAGGACGTTAAAACAATTAAGAGTATTTACGCACCTATAGATGGTTTCTACGCTATAACTCTTCCTGTCTTGAAATCAGTGTATTGTTTCGATACTAAGGCTTCTTTACAAGACGGTAGCTTGAGAGTAACTACTTGGGATAGCATTCAACCTAAAAGCTTCTGTAGAAAGACTGATGGAACTATCTTGCTCGGTAAGGAAGGCTACTTAGCCACCTACAGCGGCTACTTAGATAATACGTCTACCTATCGTTTCCAGTACTTTACTAACCACACCGACTTAGGTGCTCCATCGGTTACATCTATCCTTAAACGCCTTAAAGTAATTGTTATCGGGGGAAGTAATCAGTACTTGACAATGAAGTGGGGCTACGATTTCAAAAGTAATTACTACTCTTCTAATCAGTTAATCCCCTCTCAAGCTGGTACTGCTTATTACGGTGTTTCAGAGTATAATACCGCAGGTGTTGAGTACACTGATGGAACTGCGCTACAGACTCTGACAGCCTATCCAACAGGTAGCGGTAAAGTTATTCAAACAGGTTACGAAGCAGATATTAATGGACTTCAACTGTCCATCCAAAAGCTAGAAATTCAGGCGAAATCTGGGAAGATAGTTTAATGTACACTTGTAAAAAATGCGGTGTTTCTAAAGAATTATCCGAGTATTATAAAACTACTGATCGTAAGTCAAAACATAAAACAATATGCAAGACTTGTATTAAAGCTAATCCTGCAACGGAAGAGCGTAAAGAGAAGATGAGAGCTTACGGAAAAGACTACCATCTAAAACGGTCTTACGGGCTTTCACGAGAAGAGCACACACAACTGTTAATTAAGCAAAACCATAAATGCGGTATTTGTGGAATTGATGAAAAAGAAGCTTTTAGAAGCAAGTTATACGTAGATCATTGTCATAACAGTGGTAAAATTAGAGAACTTCTTTGCCATAATTGTAATACAAGTTTAGGACTGTTAAAAGAATCAATACCTACTCTTACTAAAGCAATAGCATATTTAGATAAACATAGAATTCAAGGGGAATAATCGTGTCAAATTACACCAAATCAACTAACTTTGCTTCTAAGGATTCACTGTCCTCTGGCGATCCTTTAAAGATCGTTAAAGGCACTGAGATCAACACTGAGTTCGATAATATTGCCACAGCCGTAGCTACTAAGGCTGACTTAGCTAGTCCTACCTTTACAGGGACTCCAGCAGCTCCAACAGCCTCTGTAGGAACTAACACAACTCAATTAGCTACTACAGCTCTTGTGTTTGCTGCTATGCAAGCTTTGTATCCTGTAGGTACTTTGTACAGTAACATTTCAGTTAGTACTAACCCCGCAACTTTGTTTGGTTTTGGTACTTGGACAGCCATTGCAGGTCGCGTTGTTGTTGGCCTCGATTCGGGCAATGCAGCCTTTGATACTGTTGGTGAAACTGGCGGTTCCGCTGACTCTATTGTTGTAAGCCACACTCACACTGCAACAGACTCAGGTCATACGCATACTCAATTTGCCGAAAACTTTTCTTTATCTAGCGGTGGCAGTACAATTATGGGGCGAGGAACTTCCGGTTCTGGTGGAGATGTAAGTACAAGTACTGCAAACATTACAGTGGCTTCTACAGGCTCATCAGGCACTAACGCTAACTTGCAACCATACGTTGTTGCTTATGTTTGGAAACGTACTGCTTAAACAATAAGGAATAAATATTATGGGATTACTTAGTACAGTTGGGGGTCTTGCTGGAACCTATTTCGGAGGCCCTTTAGGGGGCATGGCAGGTAGTGCCCTTGGAGGCGCTCTTGAGGGAGGTGCTTCTACTGCTGGAGGTATGCAACAGAGTGCTCAGGCTCAAGAGGCTGCACGACAGGCCGCTAGAGCTGCTCAGTTCCGTCCTGTAGGCATCACTAATACTTTTGGTACGTCTAACTTCGGTTACGACCCTCAAGGTAACTTGTCAAGTGCTGGATACACTCTAGATCCTCGACTCGCAGGTGCTCAGACTAACTTGTTAGGTGGTATCGGTCAGAACCTCCAAGACCAAGCTAACATTCAAGCTATGGGTCGTCAGTACATGGCTACCTCGCCTCAGGAGCAAGCACAGCAGTACATCGCTAACCAACAAGCTCTCTTGCAACCTTCTCGTGATCGTCAGATGGCTGCTTTAGGCACTCAGAACTACAACCAAGGTACTACTGGTTTGTCAGTTGCTCAAGGTGGCACTCTAGCTGCTGCTAACCCTTATGCGTCTGCTCTGGCTAACGCTCAAGCTCAACAAGACCTCCAGTTGGCTGCTAATGCTACTCAAGCTGGTCAACAACAGTATCAGTTTGGTCAAGGCTTGTTGTCTAGTGCGTATCAGCCTTACACAGCTGGCTTACAAGCCGCAGGTGCTACTGAAGCTCTCGGACAGTCTCCATTCACTTTGAGCACAGGCTTGGCTGGTTCAGGTGCTAATGCTGGAGCTAACGCTGGTAGGTTCATGACTACTCCTGCTTACGGTTATAGCCCTTCAGGTACTTTGTTGTCTTCTTTGGGTAACGCTTCAGCAGGTGTCTTCGGACAGAACGCTAACATGGGCTTGAATCCTTTCACAGGTAATGCCTACGATTGGACTACAGGTTCTAGTGTCATTCCTCAGTCTACCTTTGGCGGTGGTGGCTCTAGTCTGATGGATCCTGAACTTGCTGCTCTCATCGGCCTTTAATATAAGGAAATAATATAATGGCAGATAATCAATCTATGCTGGCTGGTTTATTTACCACGCCTGAGCAATACCAACAAAACCGACAAGCTGTTCAACGTGCTCAAGCGCTTGAGATGGCTCGATTGGATCCTTTCCAGCAAGGTCAAGCTAATATACAGATGGGCTTTAATCGTCTAGCTGATGTGGGCGCTGGTGCTCTAGGTATTCAAGACCCTCAGTTACAAGCAGTGTCAACCATTCGTGAGCTGTCTAGTAAGTACGACACTAACACTTCAGGTGGCGTAGCTGGTTTGGCGACTGAATTGCAACAACGAGGTATGCAGCAACAAGCATTCCAATTGGGTCAGAGAGCACTTGAGATGCGTAAGACAGAAGCTGAAGCTCAAGCTAAGACAGCGGAACGCCTCACACCTGAACAGAAGAATGCTACAGCTATCGCTGATTCTTCTGGCGCTACACGAGGTACTACTGAGTGGACAGACAAGTATAACACTGAGTTGGCTCGTTTAACCGCTGGTAGCAAAGGCGCTAACATTAAAGAGATTGGCGTTGCTGCAAAAACTCGTGAACCTGTCTATTTCGATGTTGCTACAGATAGTCAATTTACGATAAAACAAGATCCTACAAATCCGGGTAAACAGATTCGTGTGCCGTTCAATGGCGGTGTGGATCGTACTACAGCAAATATAGGCGTTAATCCAAGTCTTTCTTTGGTGGATAAAGAGTCTAACCTTCGTAAAGACTTTACAACTGAGACTAAGCCACTTACAACAATTATTACAACCGCAGATCGTATTGATCAGTTGTTGACAGGTAATACTTCTCTCGGTGAAGTCATCGCTCGTAAGCAGTTTGCTAAGTTGGCAGGGGACACTAACATTTCTAACCGTGACGTTGCTGATCTTGCTAACTTTGGCGATTTGGGTCAGCGTTTGTCTGGTATCTTGTCTGGGTTCTTTGAGGGTAAGTACTCTGAAGCTCAACGTCAAGAAGCTCTCGGATTGGTTAAACAACTTAAAGCTAATAGTACAAATCAATACACGACTATACAAAAGCAATATCGTGATCGTGCAGCTACTGAGAATATCCCTGAAAAAACAAGCCAGTTTATCGCACCTGATTTACCCGTAGCTCAGAAAGCTGCTCTACCTCCTGAAGGGACTAGACTCCGTAATAAGAAAACAAATAAAATCGAAGTTGTTCGTGGCGGTAAATTAGTTCCTTCGGAGTAAAGATGGCTGAATACAATCCAGATGATTACGAAGTTGTCGCAGATCAACCTGCAATGACAACAGGGCAGTACCTTGGGCAACGAGCCTTACGAGGCATAGCTGCTCCTTTGAGTGCCGCTGCTGGCCCCGGTATGGGCTTTGCTATAGGTGCTACAGGCTTTGCTCCTTTGGCTATGGGTACACCTGCCGCTAATCCTACGGCTGAGGAAGTGACTACAGCTGCTGACAAAGCTCGTCAAGCTATGGGGATGCGTACAGGCCCTCTACCACAACAAGGAATGTTTACTTCTTTAATCGGCGCTGGCCTAGAAG